GGCATTTCCTTTTTGATCGTAGTTGCTTGACATATATTTTAACTTTTAAAATGGTAATTCGTCTTGGTCATTATTTTTGCAATCGGAATGGTATTTTGAACTATTTTCCGATACAGTTAATATTTGTAAGTTGTCGTAAAAATATCCTCGATTTTGATCTTTTCGATCTATGCTTGCAGAATTTTTACTTCGACCTTTTAATTGTATGTAATTTGTTTCTGAGCAGAATTTTCTGAATTCTTCTAAAGTTAATCCGAATTCTTTTTTTCTTCTTTTTGCATTGGATCTTAAGATTTCAAAATGATAAGCTTCTGGATCGATTTCTTTAGTGTATCTTTTTCGATGTTTACTACAAAATCTATCTTTTTTAGCTTTCTCATTTGTACATCTATGAGCATTACAATTTTTCTTATGACTCAGAATCTTAAACATTTATTTGTCTTTTCTTATAACTCCTGTCATAGAAACATCTCCCGAAACTTGCTTATATAATCTTAGAGCAGATGATGCTTCTTGTTTTGTTGTATGTTTTGTAGCTCTTTCAATTTCAGCTACTTGAATATCTACTTGAGTTCTGTTGTTTTTAGATAAATAATATCCAGTTTTTAATAATACTACGTAAGCCATATTTTTTTTGATATTTGATTATTTATTGACTCCGCTAATGTACGACCTTTTTCCATATAAAAAAATTATTTTCGAAAAAAATGTAAAAAAATTTTACTTAAGATATTTTTCAATTCTGAATTTAACTGCAGCCATAAGCCCTTCTTGAGTTTTATCCTTGTTGTTTAAGGAATTCAAAACGTCTTCATCCATAGATCCATCCAAGATCAAATGGTGACAAATAACGCTATCAGTTTGCCCTTGCCTATCTAATCTCGCATTGAATTGCTGATATAATTCTAATGACCAGGTTTGACCGAACCAAACGATTATATTTCCTCCAGCTTGTAAATTAAGACCATGACCTCCTGAAGCTGGGTGCATTATCATCAAAGGAATTTTACCAGCATTCCAATTGTCAATATCCTGATTGTCTTTCAATTTAACCGGCTTATATTTTTTAAAGCGATCTAATATCCGGATAGCGTCAGACTGATAAGTGTAAGCTAAAAGAACAGGTTTTCCATTTGATGTTTCTAGGATTTCTTCCAATGCATCCAATTTGATTTCATGAACTATGTGAGTATTTTTTTCTGCATCATAAATAGCACCATTAGCGAATTGAAGTAATTTGTTTGATAATGCTGCAGAATTAACGGCAGTTATTTCTTTCCCTTCTCCGAATAAATCTAAGATCTTTTCTCTTTCAAATTCTCTATAAGCTTTTTTCAAATCATCTGGCATTTTTAACCTGATGAAATTATCAATTCTTTTTGGTAGATCCAAATAGTCTTCCGCTTTCATACTTATACAAATGTCCCCAATCTTTTCTTTGATTCTAATTTCACCTTCCTCTGTTGGAATATAATTATAAGCGATGTGACCATTTCGGTCCCCAACTTTAAAAAAGGATTCTCTAAATTGAGTTATAGTTTTCCCTAATCTTTCACCTCTATCCAATAGGAATATCTGAGCCCATAAATCAATCAAGCCATTTGGTGCTGGAGTTCCGGTTAAAAGTACACCTCTTTTAAAGGATGGTTGTACTCTCCTGAATGATTTGAATCTAATTGAATCATGGTTTTTAAAACTGCTAGATTCATCAATTACAAACATATCAAAAGGTAATGTCAATCCCCCATAATGAGCACAAAGCCAAGCTAAGTTGTCTCTGCTTATTGTATAGATCTGGGCTTTTCTGTTCAGAATTTCAATTCTCTTTTTTGGGTTTCCGGAAACAACTTCTAATTTTAAATTTTGTAAATGAGACCACTTTTTAATTTCTGAACTCCAAACATTCTCCGCAACCCTTTTAGGTGCTATAATCAAGACTTTTTCAATTTCTAATTCTTCCCAGTATAATTTGTGAATTGCCGTAAGAGTTGAAACAGTTTTACCAAGTCCCATATCTAAAAACAAACCAGAAAAATCATTGTGTAAAATATGGCTAACACTGTTGCGTTGATAACCATGCAAATTTGATTCATTCATAATCGTTAATCAATTTATTTATCCCTTCTGATGTATCAATCACCCTAACATCAAAACCGAGCCTTATAAGCGTCTTATGGACGTGGATCTGGATTTTGGAAGGATTCTTCTTAGTTGTTTTAAGTTCAATAAAGGCTAGGCGACCTCCAGGAAACAAGCAAATCCTATCGGGTAATCCAGTAAAATGCGTTGAGAGTAATTTTAGTGTCATTCCTCCTAGCCTTTTAACTTCTGAACTTAATTTAATTTCAATCTTTTTTTCGCTTTCTATAATCCCCATTCTCGAGTATTTTTAAAAAATAGTTTTCTTCTGCTTGGGATAATTTAAAGATCTTAGCTTTTATTCCCTCAGGACTTAGATGGACTTCAACCTCATGACCATCATCCCTGTAAATCACATAAATATTTCCATCTGATAATTTTGGAGCAGTTGTGATCTTAATCGAGTTTTCTAATGTAATATTTTTGTTTGCCATAGATTTTGAAGTTTCGAGTCGAATTAACATATTCCCAACCCTCCATGCTTTTCATGATGTCATTAATTTCCCGAGTATTGTATCTATTCATTGAATCCTTGTCTTTTCCTAAACATTCACACCAGATCTCCGCCATACAAACTGCGTCTTTAGTGTGATCTCCTCCGGATAGTGGATCCATCAAAAATTCTTTCCTTTCGAAAATATCTTTCAAATCCCAATCGTTTGGAAGTTTACGATCCAAATATTGTTCTATGATTCCTTTTCGTTCGTCCATTTCACTATGATTAATCTGTTCGTTTCTTGCTATAGTTTCTGCTTCTTTTGAAAGGAATAAAGATTCTTTTTTCTGGAACAAATAATAAGCTTCTGCCCATATTTGATCGACTTCAGAATCCAAATCAGAAAACACATCCTTTTTAATATTTGACTTTATAACATCAACAGGCATAAATCTTCTATTTCCTGAAGGGTCAGTCAAGAAATCCTTCTTATTTGTAGTACCAAAAAATACACATTGCCTTGGAAATGTCTCTGCAGCTCTTGCATAGGCTGGTCGAAACATATCCTCTTGCTTACTGATGAAATGTTTGACTGATTCTACTTCTGCTTTTCTTAATCCGGAAAGCTCCGCCATCTCTATTAACCAAGCTCCCTGAATTTGTTCTAAAGCTTCTTTTCCCTGAACAGTCATAAACGTATCGGAGTACCATTCTTTCCCTAATTTTTTAATGAATGTACTTTTCTTAGTACCTTGTTCACCAACTAAGGTTAATACCAAATCAAATTTACATCCGGGATTCATTATTCGAGCAACTGCAGCAACTAACATTTTTCTGATTGCTTCTCTGTGGTACAAATTGTCTTCAGCTCCGAAATAATCTAGAAGTAAATAATCTAATCTTTCAGTTCGATCCCATCTCAAATTCCTTAAATAGTCTTTTATAGGATGGTATGAATTTCTTTCGAATTCTAAAGCTAGAGAATCATCTATTTTTAATGAACTGGCAATCCCGTAAATACTTTCTATATAATTTCTGATACCAGAATAATCAACGTTTTTTATAGGTTCACATTTGTCAATCCTTCTCCAAGGTAAGCTTTGAAAAATATATCTTTTATTGTCAAAGTTATTTTGTTTGAATACTCCTTTTAATCGAGTATCATTCTGGAAGATCAAATTTATATTTGTAGCACTAGATAAGTAATTTCCTTTGGCATCTGATTCCAATTCAGTCATCCACTCTAAATTTTCCTCAAAGATTTCTTCTTCATCATCCATCGGATCCAAATCTTCAGCAAAATCGTATCTAGAATTCTCTAAGTTTTCTACGGCTATAGTCTTTTTTACATCCTTATTTTTTAGGACGAATTCCTCCATCATTTTAAAACTCTTTCTAGAGTTAGAAGTTCCCTCGTCTCCTTCATCATCGAAGTGACCAAATAGATGAATTCTAACTAAGTCAAAGGAATTACATAATTTACCTCCACAAGGGTCAGTTCCATGGTGTGAATAAGCGAATTTATTATCATAAACCATCAATCCTGCTGCCGTAGAACCTTTTAAATATGTAAAACGATTCTCAATATCAGTCATTATATAAACATCGCTTAAAAACGCTTGTATGGATTCCTCTATTCCAAACGTTCTACAAAAAGCTCCAACAATACCTTTCTTGTCCTCTGGATCTTCTTGCTTTTTAGCAGCTTCACCAATTTCCATCATTCGTCTATCAGCAGTAGGCCAAAGACTTGTATCTCTCCAATCTATGTATGAATCTAAAATTTGGTCTACATCAATCCAAGGTCCATCTTGAAACTCATAATAGTACTCAATATCTTTTGGAGTAGATGGCCAAAACATAAGTCTTTGAGTTTCAAAAGTAGTATTATCAAATAAATCAATTCCAATGAAACCAGCTATTTGTCTGGCAACTGCAACATATTCGTCTGGAGTTGTTTCTCTAGACAATGGCATTACTAATCTATATCTTGGATTTGCTTCACTATGCTTGTGAGTTCCGTGAATGAATGCCGCATTGTCAAATTGAATACAGAAATCATCCCAAAAATCTATATGAGCAAAATCAATATCTAAAGCCAATAGTTGTCTGTGAACTACATTCTTAGGCTTACGTCTTCCGTTCAGTAAATAAGCCCCAACAAATCCACCAACATCTTTTATCTTTAATTGTTCAGGTTTGCTAGCAGTTAAGAACTCCTTATAAGTCTCATTGGTTTTTGTTTCTTCAGATAATTTTTTGACTAACTCAGACCATTTGATCTTTTTGTTTTTCCATATTTTTGACTTAGCACTGAAACCAGTTGCTATATCTATTACACCGTCGAATTTCATAAGTTAATCTTTTTTATAGTATTGGGTTACGTATCCATCAGCATTCAAAGGAAGACCTTTCGCCCAATGAATATTAGTACACATTAACTCACACATTATTTCCAATTGTTTTTCTGCATCCTCGATAGGTACTTCACAAGCAACCTCATCGTGTACGTGCATAACTATTTCAAATCCTTTTTCCTGTAGATTAATCATGGATTGAGCTAATAAATCTCTAGAAACAGCTTGGACAATATTCTCTGTAAGTTTACCTCCATAAGTTTCTATATTAACCCATTGACCAGTAGTTTGATCTATTCCTTTATATTTTATACTTTCTTTTCCAAATCTATTTAAACCAATAGTTGGTTCCTGATAATAGAGTCTTTTTCCGGATGGCAATTCTATGGTCATGACCATTTCATCGCAATTGAAAGTTAAATTCCCAGTTTTTGTCTTTACTGGTTTTTTAGATTTAATAGCTAATTTAGCACATCTTTCAACATCATACCAGAATTTTACTGTACTAGGATTCGCATCTCTCCATTTCTTTACGATCAATTCCATTTCTGGAACTGATAATCCCATTTTTTCTCCTCCCATGCTTGTCAATGCTCCTAAAGCTCCTTGATAGCCCAAAGCTAATTCTGCGATTTTACCTTTGTCCCTTAACTCAGATCCCTTTTTGATTGATTCAATAGGTACTCCGAACATCATTGCCGCAGATGCTTCGTAAATTTTCCCATGGGTTTTGAAAACTTCGATTCGCCATGTCTCTTCTGCTAACCAAGCTAACACTCGGGCCTCAATAGCAGAGAAATCTGAGACTGCAAATGTCTTTCCTTTTCTTGCTATAAAAGCTGTACGAATCAATTGGGATAGTATATCTGACAAATCGTCGAATAAAATTTTCATAAGATCAAAATCATTGTCTGAAACTACCTCTCTAGCTAGATCTAAAAATTTAATGTAATTTCTAGGCAAATTTTGTAATTGAATTAACCTTCCAGCCCAACGTCCAGTTCTGTTAGCTCCGTAAAATTGAAATACTCCGTGAGCTCTTTCATCATCACAAGCACAAGCCAACATTGCAACGTATTTTTTGGTAGATGTTTTTGATAATTTCTTTCTGATGTTCAGGACATCCGAAACAGTACCCGGACCAGCTTCTCGAATTAGTAAATTTACAGAGTCTTTAGTTAATGAAGTAATTTCTTTTCCCATTCTTTGACTAAGCCAATTCTTCAGTTGGGCGGGACTGTTTGGATTATCGAGTCCTGTGATTTTTTTTATTTCCAAAGTTAATTCATCAGCGAAAAGATTATCTATTTCAACTGCGTTTCTTGCTAGGTTCAAATCGATCAAGATTCCTCTATCGTTTATCTCCTGGTCAATCAGATAATTAACTCTTTCAAATATAGGCATTTCATATTTTTCTAAAATGCTAGTTATAGTTCTTTCAGCTTCAACGTCCTGTTCACAATATAACTTGAATTCTTCCCATTTTTCTGGATTGTGTTCCGGGAGATTTCTTTCTCTATGTCCATTTACATTTGTAGGTTTAATAGGACATGAGAAATATCTAATTAAAGCTTTTCCAGTAGCTAATTTCCCTTTGTCTCCTAAATTCAGAGCTTTTGAAACATTATCAAGGGACAGAGGTAGTCCGCAATAAGCGGCTTTTATAGCTGAACAATGCCATTGATCTACTGGTAAATCCATCCCGATTGCTCTAAAAGCTAATCTTTCGAATACGGCATTATGTGCGTGTTTCTCTATTTTGGGATTATAAAATAATTCTTTGAATGTTTCCGGGATTTTTTCTCCTGAAGCCAAATCTATGGTTTGAATCTGACCATGGTCTAAACAATATGAAATCATTAAAATCTCAAAATCGATCGATTCAATATATTTGTATGCTCCCGAAGTTTTAATATCCACAGAACTAAAGGTCTCAACGTCTATGTGTAACTTCATAATAATTTTGCTTGTTGTTAAATAGTGGCGGGTCGGGAGTCGAATCCTAAACCTCTGGACCTGAAAATCCAGCGTGCTTACCAAAGCACTTCCCCGCCGTTTATATTTGGGTCTTTTATGAAATCAAGACCCAAATATATTAATTAATTTTTATAGTAAATCATCGTCCCCGCCGAAATCATCTTCAGCAGTTGATCCACCACTTAATCTTTCACCATCCTCTAATTTTTGAAGATTATTCAGACCTGCAGCAATTCCTTTGTTTCCTGAAACGTTGTAAGCATAGAAATTAACTGATGCTCTTCCAAAACATCCCGAATAGAATTCTTCTGGAGAAATGATTGCATTCATATCTTTATCAACGATTCCAGGTTTTTGAGCTGAATTGGCATTGATGAAATAATGACCTGCGTAAGCTGCGTCGTCTGGTCTTTCAGAGTCACCATCTCTTAAAGGAGTTTTCAAAGTTGGTGGAATTTTACCACCCAATTTTGCTTTTCCTTCTTCCTTAGCTAATTCGATAGCGTCCTGGATTTTTTTGATTGTTGCCTTATCCGTTTTAGGGATCAAAATAGACACATTGTATTTTGGATCCTTTCCATCATCCATAGAGGTTGGAGTGAAAACGTGTGCATAAGAAAATCTTACTTTGCCTGTAACTACTTTAGTACTTGCCATAATGTTAAAAATTTAAAATTAAAAAATTGTTTTTACTTTGTTTATAATTCTTCTGAGAAATCCTCAATTGCTTGATTGATTCCATACTCTGGCCTTTTATCAGACTCAGAAGTTAGAGTAGGTTTTCCAGGGGGTTTAATGATTAATTCTCCAAGGACTGGTTCAAATTGTTTTTTGCCAATTAACTTTTCAATTGCCCCGATTCCTGCTAATTTAGAAATCATGAAATCATCTTTTTTGAATTTCAAATCCGATAATTTCTTTTGAACAGCTTCTTGATCTTTCCAAGTTCTATTGGATCTACCTTCAACCAATTTTAAGCCAGACCATTTTTTGCCATTTAAAGCCTCTTTAAATATGTAATCATGTAAACCATTGGCCCAATCAGATAAACGTCCGGATACGGCATAAATTTGCATTAATTCATCATCTGTTAACAATTCCGGGTCAGCAAAATCTAATTTTGCTAATTCCATATTCTCATCAGCTAACTTTTTACATCGGCTTTTAGCTCTACAGAATCGGCACCAATTTCCGGTTTGTTGATCTCCTTGTCCAGCAAAAGCTAATTCTGCTTTTGGTTTAACTTCTTCCTCGGCCCATTTCAATAAATCATCTACTGAAATATCAAAAGACGAAATCGAATCCAATCTTGGTTGAACTATAGTCAATTTAACTGTATCAATGTCATATAAAAGTCCAAAAGCATTATAAGCTCCTAATCCATATAACTTCAATTGTGAGTTTTTTTCAGCTGAAACCCTTAAACCTTTTCCGTATTTAAGGTCAATAACTTCTAAAACTCTATCAGCTATTACAATATCATCACAAGTCCCTGACCCTTCCTCAATGTAATCAGATAAATCAACTCGTTCTTCGATCAAAAGAGTAGATTTTCCTTTAGTTTTTTTGTCAGATGCTTTATATTGTTGGATTACATAGTCAACGTGGATCTGAACATAGTCATCCATATCCTCAGCATAATATTCTGATTTTTGGATTTCTTTATAAGCTTTATTATACTCAGTTTTACTAATCAATTTTAATTGGTATCTTAAGTTTAATTCAGCTAACTCATGTGCAAGAGTTCCTTCTTTAGCATATTCAGAGGAATCATTTGGAAATTTTTCTTCCAATCTTGCACTAGGGGTGCAATTCATCCATCGATCTGCTCCAGAAGCTGAAAGAATTGCATGAGCCCTAACGCTGTGATTGATTTCTTCTGACATTATTTTAGACCTTCTAAGAATTCGTGAAATTCAACGTAGTAATTCTCGTCTAAAGATGTAGCATTTTTAGCCCCGAATTCCTCTAGCTTTTCTTTGATAGCATCTCTGTTATTTGCTACCTTTTTTTGAAGCAATGGTCTAATGTCATCTAAAGTAATTGAAGGACCTTCGTCCATAGTTTCCTCAGCTACTTCTTCTTCAGCTGCTGATTCTTCCTCTTCAACTTCTTCTTCGACTACTGGCTCTGGTTTAGAAACAACTTTTTTAGTTTCTTTTGCAGGTTTTGCAGTTTTAACTTCTTTAGGTTCTACAACAGGAATTTTTTTGATTTCTTCTGGTGTAGGAGCTGTATCTCTTTTTCCAATTACTTGAAGTAATTCATTTAAAGCTGACAACTCATTTGGATTTGAAACATCCACATTAATTTTTAATTCTACTTGATTCATCTTTCTTTGTTATTAAGTTATTTAAAAAATTTAAGTATTCTGATAGAGTGATTGAAGACTTTTGAAGTACCTCTTCATGAAAAAGAGTTTCATCATGGTAAATTTTAGTAGTCCAGGTCTTCGTATTTAATTCTGCTTTGTAACCATCTTTTTCAAAAGTGATTAAATCCTTTTGAGTTTTTGATTTCCATGTTTTGGTATCGAATAAGGAATTAATATCTGTACCCATCAAAGAAGCTAATTTGCTAATTTGGGTAGCACTTAATTCTGATTCACCTTTTAAGACTCTTTCTAAAGCCTTTTTTGCATATTTGTTACCTGGAAATAATTCTTTGGCTAAGATGCTTTCATCTAGTCCGTGGTCTGAAATGATTTTTTTTAAGTTGATAGGTTTCATATCTAAAAAGATGTTTTGATTATTTATTGACTCCGCTAATGTACAACCTTTTTCCATATAAAAAAATTATTTTCGAAAAAAATGTAAAAAAATTTTACTACCCTAAAAAATAGGATATACACAATGACACAATAGAAACAAGGTTTCCTATAACACTATATGGATGATTTAATATAAAATCCCTTAATTAATCCTTATTAATATTAAAATATAAGTTTAATGGTATTTATTGTTTACATTGTGTATTCGCCCATTTAATGAATGGTATCGGCTCATGAGAAGGAAACAATGGATTGTTTATTTTGTTTACAAAGCTAAAATCTTGTTTACAAAAAAGAGGACCTCATAAAAGGTCCTCACAAAGAAAGCAACAAAAAGGAAAACTAATTCTAGAGAATCCTATTTCTTTTTTTCGATCTTGACCATGGTTGCATCCCCACAATCATTATATATTTTTTGAGTAAATTGTTTCTTACCAAATAGTCTGGATTTTATAAATAAGAATTTCCATTTTTTCCTTTCCCAATAAACTACAGCATCATTCTTATTTTTGAATTCCCTTTCAGAAATATCTAAACTCAATTTGGATCCGTCGAATTTTATTTTTCCTTTTAGGGTCAGACACTTTGACGTGTCAATGATTTCTTTTTCTAAAGGATTGCTTTCCAATATAGCTTTTCGAATATCTTCTAAGTCCCAATTCTTATTTACAGAATCTTTATAAGTCAATTTAGATGAAATGATAGACTCAATTCTGGATACGTTTATTTTGTCCCTGCTCAATTTATTTTTCAAATCCTTATTTTCCCATTCTAAATAATCTTTTATTTCAGCAGCGGACAAATTTTGGACATGGAATTTAAGACTATCCATCATTCTGATTTGTCTGATGTTTTCAGTTTGTCTAATATTTTCAGCTTTTTGGAATTCATAATTTTTGTAGAACCATACCAATAAAGCAATAAGGATGGCAAAGCCAATCCATTTTATATTTTGTATTAATTTTAAAGTTATCATATTACTTAAATTTTAGAAAGTTGAAAGTGCATTCCGTCTTTTCTAGTCCATGTTCCTCCCCAATCACATCCGGCATCAGTGAAACATTTTACAAAAGCAGGACTTAATTTTGGAATTTGATTCAATTGATTTTCAAAAGCATTTATATCTACAGCTAATGCCCAACTGTGTAAAGATAATGAAGCCAATCCTCTTTTACTACGAATTATAAAAACCCCGTCCCAGGTTTTTAATTCTTTTGTTAATCCTCTTTCCATCAGATTTCTAAGAGCTCTTTCTAAAACAGGTCTAAAATCTTTATTGATGAAAATCTTTTTTGGAAACCCGATCGTTCCTACTGCTGAAAATCGAACGTGTTTAAAAGCTTCGAGAATATCCGAAGGAACAATCCAAAGTTCAAAATGTTTTTGTTGAGTCTGAAGTAAATTTGGATCCCCATATTTTTTCAATGCTGCTGCAGATGTCACCATGACTAATAGTTTTTAGTTAAAAAATTTATCGATTATTGTTTTCATTTTATTCCCCGCACTCTCTAAAGCTATTCCTATGAAATCATCGGTTTGAATATCTTTATTAGATTTTATACTTCTATAATTGTTTACTATGGAAAAGAATTCATTAACAATAAACAATTTCATAAAGCTATTCACATATAAGGAAAAGTCTAGATTTAATCCTTTAGCTGCTATTGCTGATGTAAACACAACCAATATAACTAAACTCTTCTTTAAAAATCCTTTTTTTGCTTCCTTCATGGAGAAGGTTAAAGTTTCAACCATAGAATACTTAAGCATCCCCATTAGGAAATCTATGAATAGTAAAACTATTAAAGCGTATGCGATGTCAATGTCGATTCTATAAGCTATTGCCAATCCGGAAATGAATAGCTTTATTTCGTTAATATATTTGTCCATTTTATAAGTCATTATTTATAGATTTTTTGCAATGGTTTTTATCTAATTTATCAAGAATGAAACAAATTAATCTTCCAAACCAACTAAGCGTTCCGTCTCTCTGGTTTTTACCCAATGCACTACTTATGGTCTCATTCACATTCCCAAATTTATATGGATGGGTTTCCATTATCCTATTAGAATCCCAAAATTCTATTTTCACTTTTACCATAGTAACATTTAAAAAAGTTCTGAAATTTCTATTTCCGAATTTATCTAAGTCAATAGCTGTTTCTAAAAAATAACGATTGCTTAACCCGTGTTTGAATGATACAATTATCCAATTAATTGGAGTGATAATCACCCATAAAATAGTAGCGATGATGTAAAGTAAAATACCCATAAGTTTATAAATTACCGTTAATGAAAATTTGATCTATTTGTTCCTGTGTTAAACCTTCCATTGTGGCAACAAAGTTTAACTCTCCATTTGTTCTTTCAAAACTGGTAGCAGTTTTATATTTAATTTTTGCTTTTTCCTTGTCAGATGTTGAAAACATGATTTCAGGTATAGAGTCAATGTCATCAAAAACATCTTGGTCCGTAATTCCTAAGTCAAACAATTGGAGTTTTAGCCTCATTGCTGATATTGTTTGAGGAACTATTGGTTTAATTGCTTCAGCAATTTCTTCTGGCGTTCCCTCAAACAAAATAGGTTCGTTTCCTTCTTTTAACCAAGAATCAATCTTTTTACCGGATTGCGTGTTAGTATCTACCGAAATTTCGATATTGTTTTCATCGTACCATTTTCCCGATATTTTACTTACTTTATAATCCATAAATAGTTCTAGTTAAGTGTCCAGTGAATATAGGTTCAACAATTTCAGAACTTGTATTATTATTCGAAAAAACTGAAAAATAAAATCCATTTGCATTCACCTGATATACTTCTAATATAGGCGATTCGTAATAGTTACCAGTTATTAGATCTCTAATAGTAGCCATCCCCTTATGATTCCCTAAAAGATAAAAACAACATTGATAAACATGCTCTTGATTGCTAAATCTAGCCGGAAATAAATTCCCTAAAGATATACTTTGTACAATTCCTGACGAAATTCTATGACTTAGTTTTAAATATTCTTCCCCATCATCATTTAAGAATCCAAGAATAGCTCCATTACTCGGATTATAATTCCCTATACTTAAAGCGTAATTTTTAAATCCAATAAAAGATCTAGACGTTGTAGGGGCGATACTATTAGCTAGGGAAAAATATGATTCTGTTTTAATTTTTGAATTTAAAGTATTAGTAATCCCCCTTATAATTTGTTGAATATAACCAGCAAAAGAACCTACAAGACTATTACTAACTATTTTACTAGCTGGAATAGTGTTTAATATGGATCCATAGGCCGTATGGGTACCACTAAAAGATCCCCCAAAAAAAGACCCAATATTAGCTAATGTTGTTCCGGAATTTAAGACTGTCCCCGATAAATAATTATCTGTCAATAAAGTATCTATTCTTTTAGCTACTGAATTTTTAATTCCATAAATATTCTCTCCAATCGGTATATCTGAAATCCATGCTTGAAATATAGGGTCAGTTTCCTGAGTGATAAAACCATTCAAAGGATTTGTGGCTAACCATGCTTGAAATATAGGGTCAGTTTCCTGAGTGATAAAACCATTTAAGGGATTTGTGGCTAACCATGCTTGA